TTGCACCTCATCATGGATATTTCTATATTCTGAGTCTCTATAATATCCATAAGTCGTTTTGCCTCTATTTTTTGATATTCAATCATATTCATACATGCGTGATTCATTTCCTTTAATTTCCGAATCTCATTTGTGGCCACCCATAATTCGCGCAAGATTCCTTCTGACGCACGCTCCAACTTATAAATGCGGTCTACGTTTTCCATTTTGTCTAAATCGTAATCGTATAATAATATTTTCAATTTTATAAAAAAAATATTAATATATTACGATGTTTGCTGTCCGCTGTCGCTTACTCTGTCCGCTTACTCTGTCCGCTTACGCTTTTGCCTTTGTCCACGTCTCAATGTGTCCGCCCATATACTTTGCCGTCGATGGAAGTTTTCCGCCCATCTTTTGTAGTTTGGATCCCGCGAGTTTTTCTGCGTCCTTTGCGCTAACCTTTTTGACGAACTTTGAAACCACCCAATAGTGTTCCTTGTCATCATACACGATTGGCACGCCCTTCTCTTGAATGCGTTTCACAAACCCATCATAAACCGCATTTGTCTTTTTGAAATGGATAAAGTATACCTTGAATTTCTCGCCGGTCCGAGTGTCCGTTTTTTCCAAGACATCAACCGTCTTCACGATATCTTCCTGAAATGCTTCATTGAGAACATCCTTGACTTGCTTGGCATTGGTCGTCGAGTGAGCGCGGTTAATGTAGAGGGAGGTAGTCATTGTCTTAGTCGTAGTTTGTCTATTTTATATATCTTAAATATGGTTTCAATTTTATTTTAATTATAAATGAGTTACTGCTAATAGACGAAATCCGTGATATATTGACGTGAATATTGCTAATACTATAAGTAAGTAAAATGCTTGTTTGGGTGTCTTATTGCTATTGATTCCTATAAATAATAATATGGGAACTATTAATAATAAATGCATCGCAAATATAACTTTATTATTTTTATCTAATTCAATTTGCGTAAAGGTGTGCTCGTTTTGTTTTGTGGGTTCGTGGACGGGCGGTTTAAAATAAGAAGTAAAACCTCCTCCTCCTCTTGATTTTTGTAAAGGAAGTTGTGAGCAAGCGTAATAATAGTCATACCACGCCAAGGACACATAACTTATAACAAAAATAATAAAATATACTAATAAAGAGGGAACAAGAGAGAGGACGGGCGGACGGAAAGTGTATATTATCATAATAATAATAGAGAACACGATACATTTAATGTTTAATGTAAATGGATAACCGGGAAATAAACCGCCCGACATATATAATAAAAATATAAAATAAACTTTGCTATTCTATTCGTTCCTTATGAGATTTCATCCAAAAAACTCATAATACGATAATATTGTAACGTGGACAAAGTGGGTTCATCATACAAAATAGCGTAAGACATATTATTTGTAAAATAATTATTTATATTATAAGGGGATTCAAGAATAGGAATGTTGTGAGTGTAATCGGTGATGTAGTCACTGAGAAAGACGTCATTGTCATAGGCGTCATTGATATAAATGTCCATTTTGTAGGGCAGTGTAATAAAAATATTACTGTTATTTTGGTTTCAATTTTATTTTAATTCATAAACAATGCGCGCGAGTTTCTCTACCAAAACTATAAGTTGGTCGACTTTATTTGTCAGTTGTTCAGAGTTACTTGTGAGTTTTTCAATGTGTCTTGTATTCTGTTCGATGTCTCTTGACTGCTGCTCGTTCTGCTTGATTAAATCGTCCATTACCGCCTTGTCCTTTTGTATTTTTCTTTCATAAATGCGTTCCTCAAATTCATATATTTTCTTGGAAGAAGGCGCCATTGTGCCGCCGTATTGGTGTGGCGTGCCGCGCAACAATTCTTGTAATTCTAATTTCTCGTCTGGTGTCATCATCTCTTCTAAACATGTGACCCATTGGTCGTCCTTGCGTAGAATCCTACCCATTTTATAAAACGATAATGGTGTTGGGTCCATTTTGTAATAAAAATACTTTATATTTATTTGGATTCAATTTTATCGTGTAGCTCTTCTATAAGCATTAATAGTTTATCCTCAGCAATTTTATGCTTGACTTCGCTGGCATTATATCGTTTAAGTAGTTCCGCATTACATTGGGTTAATTCTTCTATATCCTGGTAACATAGTTTTACTCTCTCTTCTAATATTATAATAGAATCTATAATAGAGAGAGTGCTCTTTACTGTAAGGTCATTATCATTTGTCCGGTCATTATCATTTGTCCGGTCATTATCATTTGTCCGGTCATTATCATTTGTCCGGTCATTATCATTTGTCCGGTCATTATCATTTGTCCGGTCATTATCATTTGTCCATTTATCCATATAAATGTGGCGGACTTCCTTTAAAAATTTATTAAATGGCATATAACAGTATTTATATTATTATAAACACTTTTTACACGTATAATAATCATCGTCGCTCCAATATTTCTTTATTTCTGTTTCGCCGCACGAGTCGCATTGAGAATATTGACTATTTCTTTTATCTCTTTGAATAACTCTATAATGTCCTATAATCCTTTCAAATATTTCATCCCCCAAGGCAATCTGTAGTAGACGCGGCGAGTTCACATTCATTAAGGTAATCGTTCCTTCGAAGATATAATTAATGTCCCACAAATAAATGTCTTTATAAAAATATCCCGCCGCCCGTTTTTCAAACTCAATGCCATTGACGATTTCAACCATGATGTCGTTATTATACATATTAAATAAAAATATTATTTATATTCAGGTTCAATTTTATATATTCATTATGACTTCGTCTACGTTTACTTCGTCTACGTTTACTTCGTCTACGTTTACTTCGTCTACCAAGAACGGAAGCAATTTATTATAAGCAGAATCACCAATCCGTAGTTTAATTAATCGCCTATTACGTGTATATAATAGTTTATTCGTAGGGTCATATTTGTATACAGACCCGAGTTTGATTCCATTATATTTAAAGTGCCCGCATTGTCCTGGTTCAATATCAGTGTTGCCTAATGCATCCGTTTCTTCAAGTATTAATTCGCCGAGTATGATGTAAACCATTTTTGTTAAAAATTTAAATAAATAATTTAATTTCAATTTTATTGATTATCATTATTTAATTCCATCCATTTTCAAAATGGATATTGAAATTTCCCGTAATACGATTTACCATATTGTCGCCCAATAATTCGCGCAGATTGTTGAGTGACCCATTATTAACCAAATATATGTCGTTTTCAATTATATATAAAATGTCGGGTAGATGAACGCCATTATAGTAATAACCGTCTTCGCCCTTGTAGTCAAATGTTAGATTCATTTTTTTTAATAAAAATAATATAATATATTCCGTTTCAATTTTAAACTGTGCCGCCTGAAACTGTGCTAAGTGCCGCCTGAAACTGTGCTAAGTGCCGCCTGAAACAGGGTTTTGAACTCTCTGAAAATCGCGTAATCACGGTCAAAGTATTCCAATTCTATAATATATCCGGTTTCATCATCGGCAAAGAATATTTTCACGTTAATGTCGTGCGTTTCCTTGTATTTAAGAATATAATAGTGCGAGTTACGCCTCATCCGCATGGTTGAAAAGGTTTCATCGAATACACGGATAATGTCATCATATTTACCGGAACTAAAATAGATATCGTGTCTGAGGTCGTAATAAAAGGGTCGCTTAAATGTTCTCGGATTAGAAATGTCACCGCATGGCGGCGATATATCTTTATCCTTAAAGTAATATACATTTCGCAAATGGTAATAATCCAAAATATGTAGCGTGCGTTTGAGCGCGGGTATGTCCGCGAATTCAATATAGGGAAGACCGTTTGAAGCAGCGACGCATTTCGCATCGACGGGTGTGCCCTTGTAAGTGAATGCCTTTGTTTCTTGGTCATAATCAAATGAGACCCAGTTAATGGTAACGCAGTTAGACCCAAAGTCGGTATAGAATGTTGCCGTCATTTTTTGGTTAATAATATATTTTTTATTTTAGTTTCAATTTTATAAAAAATATATATTTCATTCGTATATTTCATTAATAAATGTCTGGTGCGTCGGGCAATTTATTAATTAATGTCCTGCGAATAAGTCGCTTCGTTAGCATGGGAAAATGCTTCTTATACTTTTTATAAATCATGTTTGGCGTGAGCAATGGTTCCTTCTCAATCAGTTTCTTCATCTTGTCCGACATAATTGCTTTGTCCAAATGCTTTGTGATAGACCCGCACATAAATCCAGCGAGAAATATAAACCCGAAAAGAATAAAGGTGAACGCGACGAATACAGCAAAGTCAGACATTGTAGTTTGTTCATTATATACACCCTTAATTTAGATTCAATTTTATTTTAAATAAAAAATATTTTATTCATTCATCATTTCATTAGACCATCATTTCATTAGACCCCGAATGAATCGCTTTGTTAGCGTCGGGTATTGCGCCTTATACTTTTTATAAATCATATTTTTTGTGAGGTGAGGTTCCTTCGCAATCAGTTTCTTCATTTTGTCCTTTGTTAATATATTGATATTTTTAACGAAATAGAATGCGAGAGTCCCGCAAATAAACCCAGCCATAAAAATCCAGCTTAAAATGGCGTATACTGCAAAGTCGGACATTGTCATTGTTTGTTCATTATATGCGCCTTTATTTTACTTTCAATTTTATAAAAAAATATTTAATACATTTATTTAATACGTTTATTTAATACGTTTAATGAATCTACAACCCGGTGCATCCATATTGTGACTTACCTTGTAGGGCGGTTCAATTGCGAGCGATTCAAACACCATGTCGGGCGTAATATCGGGTGAATATTTGCGTTGAAGAACTGCAGTAATTCCTGAGATGGTCGCAAAACTAAACCAATTTATGTCGCGCGTATAATTGTCGTCGATTAGTTTTCGAATGTGTATTAATGATAAAATACGACGACTTGATTTGGCAGGTTCAGTTATTTCATTTTGGATAAACTCAACTGGTTTTGCGGATAGGCGAAACATAAATGACATCCTGTATATTTTGTTCATTATTTCTTATATTAAGATTGGTTCAATTTTATTTATTCCATTTATTCCATTTTATTTATTCCATTTATTCCATTTGTGCGTCTATTCCATTTGTGCGTCTATTTAGATTGTGACCGTTTACGCTCTAACTTAGTCTCTTCATATGCATACCCATTAATAGATGGACTATAAAACATATTTTCCCATTGTTGTTTATGCTGTCTTATCTCTCTATGAAAAAAAATAAGTTCATTATTTAATTTATTTATTTCGTTTGATTGTTCTTTATAACTATTCATTAGTTCATTGTAACTAATGGTTAGTTGTTTTATTTTACAGTTTGCCTCTTCTAATGCTTGAAATGTAGCCATATATAAAAATGATGAAACAATATTTATATTATTTTAAATATTAAACTATACCTTTTTTATTACAGGTTCATTATTACAATTACATTTTCCTCCTCTTTTTTTTGTTTTTCTATTTCTTTTTCTTTTTCTATTTGTTCGCATTATATATTATATTATTATTATTATCTTTAATATTAGTGAGTTCTGCAATAACTTCTTTAAGATGTGCGATGACGTTATTACAGTTTGTAATGACATTTTCCATTTCTACGTGTTTTTCTGCATACTCATTATTATGTTTAATCAAATTATTTATGTGTTCTAATAAATCTACATTTGACATTTTATTATATTAGTATATAATTTTTATATTAAAGAAAAAATATCATACTTCCAGAATAAATCGCAATTCCAAGAATATGTATTGACGCATGATATTTGTCAGATACTTCAGGTCGCGCGTCAAATGAAAAACAATTATTGTAAAATCCATACGTATATATAATTAGCATATAACCAAACCCTAAAATAAATAACCCAATTGTTTCATATGTGGTTATTGCGTGAAGTAATGTGCGGATGATAAGTGCGGAAAGCGCCATCCGGTCAAATATCAAACTGATACGAGAATAAGATGAATGATACCAAACAGATGTGGTTGCTTGTGCTGTTATAATTGCTACATCTGACCAACGATTTAAAAATAGCGCAATCAACGCGGGCGTAAAAATCAACATGGATGAATATTGGATAATTTGCATTTAATTATTATAATTATTGTATTTAAATTAAAAATAACCATATTGGATTACCCTGTTCTTCGTTTACCCTGTTCTTCGTTTACCCTGTTCTTCGTTTTACCCTGTATATATTACATATTCAATTGCCAGCAAGAACTTATTTTGCCGTGTCGCGGGCAAATCTCTTTCTCAGCGAATCCCAACTCTTCATACAAGTCGGGTTCTACGATTTTCCGTAATGTATTGAAATATGCCGTTGCGCCGTCGATTGTTCCGTCGCTTAGTCGGTCGACTTCCAGCGGGATATATTTGTCATTGTAATAGCATTTGTTTTCTTGGTCGACATTGTAGATGATTCCGAGAAAGCGAAGGGTTGTCATTCTGATTGTGTGCGACATTTTTTGTGTATCTTTCTTATCATTAATAACGTTTCAATTTTATAATAAAAATATATAATTAGTGCGTCGTTATTATCCTCTCATTAGTGCGGCAAGTTCTGCCTTCTTTGCTCCGATGGTATCCAGCGTAATGAGCGGCGGCGCCTTACGACCCGTATTGTGCGGAATAGTCGAGTAAAATACATTACACAGAAGCGCTACCTCGTGTTGTGTTCCATCTTGAATGAGGCAAGTCTCAATTTCGTTGAGCGCATTGACGCCCTTGGCGAGCTGACGCAGAGAAAGATTGCTGATGATTGCCATTGTTTGCGTTATTTTAATTTATTATTTATGATTCAATTTTAATTTTATTATAATATATGCCCCATATACTTAAATTAGTTGGAGCCAGTATATCATTGTATGATTTAAAATATCATCTTGAAAATATTTTAAATCCATTAAGACAAGTGCCAATCGTATGCAGTATTGATGCGGTTGATTATGGCATCTATATCGTGTGCTTTAATGGAGTGTCGGGAATTCTTCAAAGTTTATATAATAATTTATATAGAGAAACAGAAGCGAGACTTGTTATAAATAATAATAATTATTATACGATTACTTTTTTATATGAGTATCTACAGGGAGTTATAGAGAGACCCTGGGTCATTGAATGCCCATTTCGTTATATTGATTATGGACTGTTATACAAGGGCAGACCTTATATAAATTGGATAGTTGAATTTACAGAAAGTATGGAATTAGAAGATAATTAAGGTTCGGAGCCTCTGGACCTGGACCTTCCTTGCGACCTGGACCTTCCTTGCGACCTCATCTCATTTTTATTTCGTCGCGTATTTGGATTAGACAATCTTTGCGGTATCATAAGAGTTGGCATATATATTAATATATTATTTTAAAGGAATATATTATTTTTATTTCGGGTTGGCACATATAAATCTATATCATCGTTAAATGTTTCACTAAAAACATGAATAGGTGGATTATAATAATCGCCCAACCCGGTCGGATTCAATGTATACTTTTCATCAAGACGATAATAAAACTTATAGGGTAATTTAAGCTTATAGGGTAACGCATAGAGTGAACCTTTAACCAATGGATAAAAAACTTTAGTGTGAACCCGTTTTAGAGGTTTACCATATTGAGTTGGTATAAGCGTATACTCTGATTCTAATTCTTCTTTAGTAATTGCGTGTGGCGGTAATGAAAATAAGTTTGCTTGTGTTAAGTCAGTTACATTTCCGAATGGAATTGAAAGGTTCCCTTCATTTGGATGTGCGACTGTAACTTCGAATGTGCGTGCGACTGGACTACCTCTATTTATTTTTGGGGTTTGATTACGTCTTTTATTTGTTTTTTTTGCGCTTTTTCTATGTGAACTCATATATATATAATGAAAATATTTGTTTTACATTATTCAAAATTAATTGACCGAAAACAAAGTATATTGTCTCAATTTGAAAAACATAACATAACAGATTATGAGTTTATTGAACTCTTTGACAAGGACGCGATATTAGATAGTTATAAGGAGTTGTTTACCCCTCATTATAGATTGAATATGTTGTCTCTCTTTCTAAAACATTTATGGGTATATAAAGAAATAGAGAATAAATATGATTGCGCACTAATATTGGAAGATGATGTTATACTGGCAGATAATTTTATTGAAACTTTTAATAAATATATGGCGGAATTACCCGCAGATTATGATATGTTATTTATTGGTAATGGATGTAATTTACATATGAATGATATAACTGACAAATGTATATATGAAAAATGTTTGTATCCGACGAGTTGGGGTGGAGATGGCGCGGCGAGATGTAGCGACAGTTATGTTGTTAATAAAAAATGCGCTATCAAATTTAATAAGTATATATTGAGTAATATAAATGTGGGTATAGATTGGTGGATAAATATTGTAGCGCGCGATAATAACTTTAAGGTGTATTGGAGTGAACCGACTATAGTTACGCAGGGGTCGCAGAATGGGTTATTTAAACGGGAGATTTAATTCAGTTGGAAGATTCATAACGAGATGAGTTACGTTGCGCATATACTTGGGACATATGTTTGCGAGGTACATATACTCGTATGTTACTAAATTGTTTATTACTTTTAGACCAAGTTAAAGGGTTAACTGTTTGTGCCCTATTATCCAATGTTTTATTTTTATTATCATCTACGTCAAAACGTGTATAACCAAAATCTTCATCATATGTATAAGGTATAGCATAAGTAGAATCCTTAAATAAAATATATACAATACTTCCAGTCCTAATGCGTATAGGCCAACCACCAATAGTATGTATCTTTACGTATTGTTTTTGTAAAGTATATTTATCAATACCTACAGAGGGTATACGCTCTGCGTTTGCATCCATTATATTTTTTGATTCTACTTTTGCTTCTGGGAACTGTCTGTTAGTTCGATTTAATCTATATGCTCGAGTTCCAACTGGGTTTATGCCATTTTGTGGATAATTACCTCGTCTGTTTCTAGATTTAGATTTAGATTTAGATTTGGATTTGGATTTACGTTGGGTTGCATTTTTAGGCATTATATAATATACATATATTAAAATAGTTCATCTATATCGTCCATATATAATAAACTTATATAAAAACATTACGCGTAATTTAAACAAATGGATAAGGAACAAATAGACTGTTGGCGCGCATCGGCGATGTAGTTCATTCTTTATAAATGTAAAATATATAGTAGTTATATATTACATTTCATTTTTGTGTCCTGTGTCATCCCCCTGCCACCCTTCCCCTCATCACTGCCCCCATTTAACCCCAATCACCGGCAAATCGCCATCAACCCTTTACTCCAAGAAATGAGTCGGAAAATTCATAAATGAGTATAATTAACGTTTATGCGAACGTTTGCGTGAACCGCCGCGTTTAGGTTTAGGCGACTTGGGAGACTTGGGAGACTTGGGTGACTTGGGCGACTTAGACCGTTGTCTAGGAGTAAATTGTCCCCTTGCGTGGCGTTCCTTTCTTGCCATTTCGATTTCATTTGCGGTTGGGTTTTTTGATGTTTTTCCGAACATATAAATATACTAATATAAAAAAATATAAATCAAATCGCCCTCTCTCTTACAAATCTCTATTATGATAAATCCGAAAAATATTATCCGCCCACAACAAATCCTCATTCAACCGCGTATTTAAAGTATAAATCATATCCGGCGTAAGTCCATCGTAATTTAATCTAAAGAAATTAAACGCCCCTGGGAAATTGTCCGCAATAAAGTCAACGCCAAATAAATCTTCCATTGGACCGGGCGAAAAGTAAATGCGTTCTCCCAAATAGAGTCCAACACGGCGCCCCTGATAAAATACAAATTGCGTAGGAATACGCATCAAAGCAGAGTCATACTGAGAAACAACCGAAAACTCCGTGTTCCAAATAGTGATGATAGCCATTGTGTGTAATATTAATTATAAAATAAACCACATTCAATTTTAAAAAAAAATATTATCAAATTGCCTTTATATTAATGCCAATGCCCCATCCAAATGTCAAGGTATTCAATATTGGTGCCGTGAAAATGTTCAAAGTTGTCGCGATTGGTCGGCTCATCATGACCCTTGATAACGCGCCTCGCCATTTCAGTAGAAAACTTAATCTTCGCCGCCCGAGATTGCGGTGTGCCCTTATACCGTGTAATTTTTGCCGCGTTTTCGTCAGTAGTGTAGTTCGCCCCCGCAGATGTCGTGCGAATAGTTGCTGCCTTGTGATTAAACTTGGCGCGCTTTCGGTCTGCCCGAATAGTAAGTCGGTTAGTGTCGTAGAGCATCTCGTAGTCAGTGGTCGCCATTGTGTGTATATATAAGTCCATACTATATAATAATTTCAATTTTATAGAGAATGAGAAATGAGTGGGAAAATCGATAAATGAGTCAAAAAAAATATATATCATATTGAGACAGAACTTTAATGTCTCTCTATAACTCGGCATTTACCTATTCTGGGAGAAACATTCAATACATCACGAACGCTTCTGTATTTGATATACCAACCCGCGCTGTCTCCGCCATTCTGAACAATAACGATATAGGGTAATTTCTTTTCGTCGGCTATATGCCTTGCGATTTTATCCACAATACTTAAAGGATATTTTCCAGAGAGACGACCTTGTTTGTTAAAGGTATATTTAACTCCATCAATTTTAACTTCCTCACCCTTACACAGATTGTTTGTCGCCGAGCCAAGGTCAAACCCTTCATATTCGTGTGTGGAATACATTGGAACGCATGAATACAATAATGACAATGAATTCGCAAGGGTTCAATTTTATAAAAAAAATATATAACATATTAGCGCGCACGTATTCACTGCAAAGAATTGTTCTTGATGCAGTGAGCGCATGTGTTGGTTGCCGGATTAAACGGCTTATATTTCACTTCCTTTTTAGTGCTATGCCCGAAGCAAGCAATTTCTGCCGCCCGCCCCGCCGTAGCAAGTCGCCCAGGTTTCCCGCCACAAGACACACACAATTTAGGCATTTGGGGTGTCATTATGATGAGTCAGAGTTATATAGTATTAGGTTCAATTTTATAAAAAAAATATATTATCCTATTGACCTCATCTCTCTACAAAGGATTATTCCTTTCCTTTTCTAAATACATCTTGAATACCTCGTCCGCACTCCTAAGCATATCGTTCGTTTCGTTCTTCTGCCGGTTGTATTCTTCGTTGGTCAGCCCCGTCCGGTCAAATCGCCCGAATGTGATGCCAATGCCGAAGTTGTCCACGTTGAACTCCGGGCCAAATAATTCAAACATCGTTACCGGGTCAAAATAAATCGTGTCGTCGTTGTCATTGATGTCGAATAGACCCACGCGACGGCCTTCATAGTAAATGAACTGAACAGGATAACAAGTAAGCGTGTTGTCCCAAAAGAATTTCACATCGAACTTGCGCCCGTTGACTGTAAGAGAAAGAGTCGCCATTTTTTATTGTTTGTGTAATTAATTATAGGGGTTTCAATTTTTTATTGTAGTAAATATATATGCCTAAAAGGAAAGGCGAGAGAGAAATAACGAACGATTTGGCATTAAATGAACAAGATATTTATAATAGAATAATGCGCACACAAATACGAGAAAAACTAGGACGTGATGTAATATTATTTAATCCTGAAGATATACCATATTTAAGTGAAATTATAAATTTGAATGAGGATGATTTATTAACTCTGCGCGCCAAAAGGGCATTTAAACATACACAGTTAATATTAATAATGAATGATATGTTTGAAGGTGTACCAGCACATGCGGTTGGTGAGGCTGATTTGGAAGATCTTTACGCATTATCAGTAAACCGTGGAATGGACCAAGCAGTTTCAATAGAACATATACTTAGAATATTAAGAGATAAACTTGATCTTGCTAAACTTGGCACACCATTCGACCCTGTAACTATTGATTTTCTTATACGAATACGAGATGATCCCACTACCCCCCCTGATATT